TACATCACATCTTTCAATGTGATCGCCGGTGGCTCGGGCAACTTCCAACTTGTCTATGGCACCGGCTCTACCTGCGGTACCGGTCAAGTCGCTCTTACCGGCGCCTACAATCTCACCGCCCAAGCTGGCCTTGTAGTTGGCTCCGGCATCGCCCCAGCCCTCGTAATCCCAACCGGAAACGACGTCTGCGTTATAACCTCCGCCGACGTTCAAATGTCAGGGTCGATCGCCTATGCGCAGCCGTAAGCTTCTCGCCCTCCTTTTCTGTCTAATTACCTTCCCGGCCATCGCCGGGTATATGACGTTGCTCGGGGCTGGCGTTGGATCAATTGCGCCGGTCGCCAGCTGGGTCTCTACCACCGACCCAACATTCCCAAGCTCCAGCCTGACCTTCTCGAGCACATCGCTTGCGACCATGTTCGACAGCACGGGCAAGCTGACCTATGCGCCGAACAATCTGGCGCTGAACACAGCGACGCTCGGAACGCAATCCGTCACGGTTCAAGTTGGCGTCAATTACCTCATTAGCTTCGCGAGTGGCGGCGGCTCTATTGCGCTTTCCGGCGCGGGTGCAGGAACGGTTACGAGCGCGTCGCCGGTCAAGATAACGGCGTCCACCTCGACGCTGACGCTGACCGTCACAGGAACGGTTACGAACGCCGTTGTTGCAGCCGTCACCTACGAAACCACGCCCCGCACAGCCGATCAGGTCATCACCACGTCATCGGCCTATTACGGCCCGCGCATTGACTACGACCCGAACACGCTGGCGGTTAAGGGCCTGCTGATCGAAGCCGAGCCTCGCACTAATTTGCAGCCCGTCTCTGATCTGTCGGCCAGCACTACCCTGAACGCCGCGACGGTAGCGACAGGGCAGGCAGCGCCAGATGGGACAACCGGCGCTCGCAAAATCATTGCTGACGTAACCGCTGGCTTCCACTACGCGACACAGGCGCTGGCAACGACCAGCGGCGTCCTCTACAGCACCAGCTTTTTTGCCTATGCCCCAGATGCGGGCTACACGCTGGTCGGCGGCGCGTCCAACACCGGAACTATAGGTACATTCGACCTTGCCACAGGCACGGCGACGAGCGGCACAAACATGGCCGCATCGATGCGACAAGTCGGAACGCTGGCCGGGAAGCCTGTCTATAAGTGCGTGTGGCAGTGGACCGCCGCCGCCAACAACAATCAGGCGTATTTCTACGCCCCGAATGCTTCAAACACCATTGCCGCTCTCGCCGGAAACGGCACTTCTGGCGTGGTCATATGGGGGGTGCAGACTGAGGCCGGTGCAAAAGACACCTCGTTGATTATTACGAATGGTGCTGCGGCAACGCGGGCAGCAGATATTGTGACCCTGACGGGACCAGCTCTGACAGCAGCCTCTGGGTCAGCAGCGACGTTGATTTCCGAATGGGACGCCATCAACGCCTCCTTCTCAGTCTCTAGCCCGTCGATGTTCGTAGCTAACGGCGGCTATCCGCTTTTGAGAGCCAATAATGCCACGACGCTGGCGGCAAACAGCGCAGCGGGGAACTCCCAGACGCTCACGGTTTCAGGCGGCACGTTCTCTGCAAACTTCAGGGTGGGCGTCGCCTATTCGGCTTCCGGGTTTTCGCTAGGGGCCAACGGAGCTACGGCTACCAGTGCTTTAGCCTTCACATCGCCGTCCACGGTATATGTAGGCGGCTCCAATGGGACGGCCAATTTAACCGGGAACAACCATCTGCGCTCCTTCGCCATCTACAACCAGCGCCTTCCTGACGCCACCCTGCAAACCAAATCAGTCGTGGGGGCGAGCTACGCTGCCAATGACAACGGCCTTCGCTTCGCCGACAACGACAATCTGCCGATCCATTGGAGGGTTGCGCTGTGATCCGTATCCTCGCTCTCGCACTTGCCCTCTACGCTGCCGCTGCGCTTCCTGCATCGGCCTTTGAGGTCATAGCCAACGCCTCATCTTGGACCGTGTTCGCCAAGGCTGCTCAGGCGACAGGCTTCGCCGACGCCAAGAGCGCGCCGATCACGCAAGGCCCACTCGGCAAAGACGGAAGCTGGTTCTACAATGCCGTGGGCGATGTATCGGTCCCGACTGGCAAGACGATCACATGCACAGGGCCGGGCGGCGCGACATATGATTGCCCTGAAATGCAGGCGCTCTCCGGCAAATGGGTCCGTGTTCGTTTCAATGGCGATAGCCCAAACCTTCCAGACCTCATTAAGGCATGGCGCGCGTTCGGTATCACGATCTATGAGCGCCTGCCGCTCGGACCCAATGGGGTCCTGTGCTGGTCGAGCGACGGTGCAACCTGTGGGCCGGCCTATCTCGACCTGATCGGCGTAATCGCATGAACGACGACAAACTCTTCGCATGGCTAGCATCCGTCAAAGGCGACCCTCTCGCCTTTGTGATGGGAGCTTTTCCATGGAATGAGCCTGGCACAGTTCTTGCTGATTCTTCCGGTCCTGAGCAATGGGCCTGCGACCTAATGAATCGAATCCGCGATGGCCTCGTTGACATAAACACCGCCATCCAAGAAGCCATCGCCTCAGGCCACGGTATCGCCAAGTCCGCAACAGTCGCTCAGCTTACCCTCTGGGCCTTTTGTACTTTTCCCGACACCCGCGGAGTCATCACCGCCAACACCGAAACCCAGCTTAAAACCAAAACTTGGGCCGAACTCGGCAAATGGTTCAACCTTTGCTTCTTTGCCCGCGAACACTATACCCTGACCGCCACAGGCCTTTTCTCCAAAGATCCTAATCGAGAGCGCACTTGGCGCATCGACATGATTCCGTGGTCTGAGAAGAACCCGGCGGCGTTCGCAGGCCTCCACAATAAAGGCAAGCGCCTGCTTCTGATCTTCGATGAGGCCTCTGAAATCCCCGACATTATCTGGGAAACCGCAGAAGGCGCACTCACCGATGCCGATACAGAAATCATCTGGCTCGCCTTTGGCAACCCCACCAGAAACATCGGCCGATTCCGCGATTGCTTTCCAGGTGGAAAATTTGCCAGCCAATGGCACCATCTCCAGATCGATTCGCGTACCGTTCGCATTACCAATAAGAAGCGGCTGCAAGGTTGGATTGATGCATACGGCTTGGACTCCGATTTCGTCCGCGTCCGCGTCCTCGGAGAGTTCCCCCGCAAAGGCTTGATGGAGTTCTTCTCTGCCGCCGCCATCGACGAAGCCATGGCCCGCGAAGTCCACGTCGACCGAGCCGAACCCCTTGCCCTTGGCGTTGACGTCGCCCGTTTTGGTATGAATGCATCCGTCATCTTCCCTCGCAAGGGCCGCGATGCCCGAACCATCGAGCGCTTTCGCTACAACGGATATTCCACCACCCAGCTCGCCAGCGAAGTCACAAACATCAACGCCCAGTACCATGCCGATGGTATAATGATCGACGGCGGTGGTGTAGGTGGCGGTGTGGTCGACCAAGTCCGCGCCAAGCGCCTGTTTTGCTACGAAGTCCAATTCGGCGGCAAAGACATAATCCACAACACCATTTGGGGCAACACCGGCGAACGCTACGCCAACAACCGCGCTGCCATGTACGGAGCATGCCGAGCTTGGCTTGCTACAGGCGCTCTTCCGCTTGACCCAGAACTCCGTAAGCAAATGCTCGCCATCAAATACACCTACAACGCTAAAGACGAAATCATCCTCGAACGTAAAGAAGACCTTGTCGATGAAGACGGCAATGGCATTGCCCTTGATGATATCGACGCTCTCGTCTTAACCTTCGCGCATCCACTTGCCCGATCGGCTCGTGCTGGTGGCGATTATCCGCAGGACAACCTTGTAACCTCAGAATATGATCCCTACGCCCCCGAGCGTATGCAAGCATAGGAGCAACCCATGGCAAGTGCATTCAAAGCAATCGGTAAGTTTATCTTTGGCGGTGGCCAGAACCAGCAGCCTGCTGCCCCTCCGGCACAGCCTGCCCCTCAACAGAATCCTACCGGAACCCCGAACACCAACAAGCCCACGGCTGTTCCGACGTTCCTGTCCTCGGCTGCTGCCGCACCATCGGCTGGCGCTGTAGCTGGCGGCAAGACTTTGCTCGGGAGCTAATCCATGGCGATCGTTGTACCTTTCGGAAAAGCTCCTGCTCAGCGTCTGCCGATGCCTGATGAAACCTTTGTCATGTCGGCAGCTGCGCTTATGCATGAGAACGGGCGACTGGTTCAACAGCCAATACAAAAGACTGGCATGTTTGATGAAATCCCTGAGCCAAACAAGCCGCCAATGTCTGAGGCTGAATCAAAAATTCCAGTCGCTAATACTGAGGCTGGTTTAGGTAGGCCCGATGAGTTTTTAGCCCAGCATGGTGCCGTACGTATTCCAGCAGGAGCCTATGGTAAGAACAATCCCGTTGCCGATCATTGGGACGATAAAAAGCTTGAAGAATATGGCGCAACCAAGAAAGTTCTAAAAGATGGTGGCGTGATCCTTTACCGTAAGAATGGGCCTACTTCATGACCCAAGTCCTCACCACCAAAGACTACGCCTACCGACGCTACGTCGAGGGCCGTCTGCTGTCCCTTCGTGTCAACCGCTATTCTTGGTGGGTCCATTGGCGCGAGCTTGCAGACTACTTCCTGCCTCGCCGGTATAAGTGGCTGATCACGCCCAACCAGCAGTCTCGTGGTTCGCCGCTGAACCAAAACATCCTCGATTCCACCGGCTGCGTCTACGCCCGTAACCTTGCCTCTGGTCTTGTCTCTGGCAAATCCTCCCCAACCAGTCTATGGTTCCGACTGCGCGTTGGCTATTTTGATTCGACCCAGACCTCCACAGTCTCGCTTTGGCTCGCCGAAGTTGAGCGGATCATGTATTTGATCTTCTCTGAATCCAACTTCTACAACGCGATCGCCACTTTCTACTACGACCTCGTTGTCTTCGGCACCGCGTCGATACTGATCTACGAAGATTTCGACAATGTTATCAATTGTGTCAATCCCTGTCTCGGTGAATACTACGTCGATATCGACGGCAAATATCGCCCAGTAGTTTTCTATCGCGAATTCACGTGGACTGTGATGGCTGTGGTCCGTGAGTTTGGCTACGAGAATTGCTCGCAGGCCGTGAAGGAAGCCTATGACATTAAAGACGGCTCCGGCCTCTCCCGCGAAATTATCGTAGCCCATTCGATCGAACCCAACACCGATGGCCGCGCCAAAGAATTCGGCGTTCCCGAGCGCTTCAAGTTCCGCGAAGCTTATTGGGAATGGGGCGGCTCCGCTTCTCCTCAGGGCGGCTCTGCCAGCCCTCCCGGCTTCCTCCGCAAGCGCGGGTATGAAGAACAGATGGCAATCATCGGCCGTTGGGATATTGTCTCGAACGATCCCTATGGTCGATCCCCCGGAATGGACGGCCTGCCCGACCAGAAACAGATTCAGCTGGAAACTCGGCGCAAGGCCCAAGCAATCGACAAGATGGTCAACCCGCCTCTCGTTGCCGACGTTCAGCTGAAAAACCAACCGGCCAACCTGACCCCAGGCGGCATCACCTTTGTCTCTGGTTACTCAGCTTCCGGCAAACCCGGCTTCGCCTCAGTCTACGATACCAAATTCCCTGTCCAAGAAATCACGGCCGATCTTGAAGAAGTCAAAGGTCGTCTCGCAGAGATTTTCTTCAATGACGTCCTTCGCACAGCTTCCCAGTATGAAACCCGTTCCAATGTTACCGCTGTTGAATGGGACCTCCGCAAATCCGAATCTCTGGTTATGCTCGGACCGGCCCTTGAACGAATCGACAATGAGGTTCTCCGACCCGTCCTTGAGCGAGTTTTTGCTGTGGCAAACCGTGCTGGAATCATACCCCCTGCCCCACCCGAAATTCAAAACCAGATGATGACCATCGATTTTGTATCGATGCTCGCTCAGGCCCAACAGGCTACCAAAGCCGGATCGATTGAACGCGTTCTGTCTCTCGCCGGTAATATGGCAGGCGTCATCCCCGGCTCCACGGACAAGATCAACTTCGACTACGCGCTTGACAAATACTCCAGTCTACTAAACAATGATCCTAAGATGATGAAAACTGACGATGAAGTCGCGAAAATCCGTGAGGATCGGGCTCATCAGGAGCAGGCAGCGCAGCAGGCGGATATTGCTGAGAAGCTTGCGCGTGGTGCCAAGACAATGGCCACCGCAGATGGTGGTGGCCCTAGCGTGCTTCAACAGCTTGGCGGAGCGACAACCTAATGCGTAACGCCAGCGAACGGAAAGACATTCGTCGTCATGAGAAAGCCGCGAAGCTCGAAGAAACTGCCCGAATCAACTTCGTCGTCGCAGCTATGTCAACTGAGGCTGGTCGAACATATTTCCGCAATCTCCTTGGAGCTTGTCATATCTTCTCAGACCCCTTCTCAGGCGACGCCTTGCGTGAAGCGTACTCAAAAGGTGAGCGTAACATAGGCCTATACATCTACAACGACATAGTCACTCATTGTCCTGACTACTTTGTCATGATGATGAAAGAAGCCAACATAGCGGAGATTTTAAATGAGCGAAGGAATGCAGACACCGACGGAACCGACGACACCGATGACGACGGAGACGCCTCTGGCGAATTCCTCGGAAGCACGGACTGATACGGGAGAAATCATTGACCAATCCAAACCAGCTGAACCTGCCGGGGATAAGCCTCCAGTCGAACCCAAACCCACAACTGGCGCCCCAGAGTCCTATACCGATTTTTCTATCCCCGAAGGACATACTCTCGACGCAGCCGCCATTGAGTCTGCAACCCCCATCTTCCGAGAACTTGGCCTCTCGCAAGAACAGGCTCAGAAGCTTGTAGATTTCTATTCGGCCCGCGTTGCCGATATGAATAAAGAAAACGAAGGCTACATGGAGCAGATGCGAACCGAATGGCGCAATCAGCTTAAGGAGGACAAAGACATTGGCGGTAAGCTCGACGCCGTTAAAGTTAACATCGGCCGAGCCTTCGACCGAATGCCGGAGGCAGTTCGTGAACCCTTCAAGGAAGCCATGAACCTTACCGGCGCTGGCGACCATCCTGCCGTCATCAAAGCCATGAACTATTTCGCAGAGCTTGTGAACGAAGGCACCCCAGTCCGTGGTGACGCCCCTTCGCCACATGGACAGTCTCGTACAGGCGTAGACACTCGGCCGTCAGCAGCGTCGGCCTTGTATCCCAACCTTCCGAAACGCTAAGCCCCATGAGGGATGAACGCGATGGCCAGATTAGCTTTTCGGTAAACCCAACCTAAAGGAACTCAGATATGGCAACCATTGGTAATCTGGCCATCACTTATGCTGATTGGGCCAAGCGTATGGATGACGGCTACAAGGTCGCGTCCATCATCGAAATCCTGTCGCAGACCAACGAAATCCTCGACGACATGCTCGTCATGGAAGGCAACCTGCCGACGGGCCACAAGACCACGATCCGCACGGGCCTGCCTCAGGCTACGTGGCGTCTGCTGAACGCCGGTGTCCCGAATGCCAA